TTATTCGTTTTCTGCCTTCTCGTCATCGGGAGGCTTGTCCTCATGATCACCGTGGTCTCTGTCGATTTTGTCCTTATACGCAGCGAGCGATTTCATGAGCCATTTCGGGACCGGAGCGCCAAGCTTTCCGGCGTTCTCAGCGATGCTGCCGAGCTCTGTCAATATGTACCACATAATAACTACAGGCGTCACCAGCGCGGGAAGATCAAATCCAAGCTCTACGCCTGATCCGTTGACAAGCACATGCAGCGCTATATCGCAAAGTGCTGCCACTAAAACGGCAAAGATCTCGCCCAGCTTGTGCCACACGCCATCTCGCGCGATCTGGCTTGACCATTCACCGTTTTTGCTTGCCGCCGCCGAGCCGGATAAATAGTCCAGCAAAAAGCAGGCGACCCAGATCAGGATAGCCCAGCCGAGCCACCCCCATAATGCCGTCAGTGTCGCAATGATCGTTGCAAAAGCGGCTTTGATAGCCGTTGCCTTTTCAGGTGCATTCATTTTTCTTTGCTCCTCTCTATGTAATCATTAAATGCTTGCTGGAACTCTTCGGTCTGCAGGTAGGCCGCCAAGGCGGCGAGGGTGTCGTGGAGGGCGGGCGTTGACTCGGCAACCGCGGGCAGCTCCTCCAGCAGGCTGTCGATCACGGCCATGGTGACCGGGCCCGCCTCGCCGTCAACAGGCGTGATGTGGTTTTCTTCCTGGAGCTTGGCCACGGCAATAAAGGTCTTGCTGCCGTATTTCCCGTCTGTGCCGCCGGTGTCGTACCCGAGCTTGACGAGCATGTCCTGCAGCTCTCGCACATCCTCGCCGATCATTCCTTTTTTGAGGATGGGCCGCTTTTCGGGCGCTGGGATGCTGCCTGCGTTCGCGCCGGTATAGCGAAGCACACGGTCCCACGGGCCGTTGTAATACGGCTGCACGCGGATCTCGTTGCCGCTCTGGTCACCCTGGAGGCTGTTGCCCTCACTGCTGCGGGCGTGGACGAGCTGTCCGTTGCCGATGTATGTGGCGGTGTGGCGCTGGTGATTGAGCAGCGCATCGCCATATTTGAGGCCCGCGCCGGTGGTGAGATCACAGACGGCCGTGACGTCCTCAAATCCGCAGCGGATAAAGGCCTCATACATGTTGCCGGTGTATGTCGCCCCGGCCTGCTTGACCGGGACGCCCGCCTGCTCCCAGGCGGTGATAACAAAGCTTGAGCAATCGTAATCCGGGCCCCAGCGGTCGGCCTGAGAGTAGCCGTGCCGGTTATCGGCAGCTTTTTCGAGCTGCCACTCTACGGAGCGCTGGATCGCGCCGGGCGCGGCGGGCTCAGCGCTTACAGGCGCAGGCGCATCCGTCTGCGGTTCCTGCTCTGCCGTCTCAGTTTCCTTCGGCGGCAGATGATCCTCATCCCGCCAAACGGGCAGGCCGTAGTCTGCGGGGTTGTATGGCTTTGGCCCTCCTGCGCCGGGGCTGAAATTAAAATCAGTCATCAGTCATCCTCCAAAAGCCCTGACAGGCTTTTCTCGTCGTCGTCCATCAGCTTCCCTCTGTCTGCGCCGTCTCAGCTTTGACCCACGTTTCTTCCATCAGCCGAGCGCCGTAGATGTCGGTTATTTCGCAAGAAACGAAGTCGGTGTCGGCGTTCTGCCCGTAGGCATACGCTCCAAGGTATGCATGGTAGCCCTGTTTCGCTTCTTCGAAGCTGTCCTTGATAACGATTCCCTTGTCAATCGTGCCGTTTGTGCGCTTGATCTGGTGCAAGAAAAATTTGTTGTCCATAATAAAATCTCCTTATATGAAATACGTTACCGCTTCTGCGGCTTCCACTCGATTTCCCCGGTCAGCGTGTCCCAGGTAAAGCGCCGCTTGGCCTCCCCGGCCTCGATCAGCAGCGCCCCGTCCGGCGCAGCGTCCACCACGGCGAGCTTGAGCCATTGCGTCAGTGTCGGCATGTCGTATTTATACTTTCCGACGGCGATTCCCTCTACCTCCCGCCCGCATTGCGGGCAGTTGCATTTCTCGTGGTGGAGCTTGCCCTTGGCGTAGTTTCCGCGAACAGCGGCAAATTTCTCCCCGCAGGCGGTACAGGTACACATGCGCACGGGCACCGTCGCCGGCTCCCAGCCGTCGTCCGGGAACTCATTGCGGAAAAACAGGTATTGTGGAAAAAGATCCTTGATCGTGCTCTCCTGCTCCTCGCTGAGCTGTCCGGTAAAGAGGGCGAGGGCAGCGTCCCGATCTTTCTCCGGAAGATTGCATTTCTGCCCCATGCTCTCACCGCCTTATAAGAAATCGGCCAGATTGAGCACCAGCCCCGCCTTTTTCTCTGGCTTCAATTCCTCACTGTAGGGGCCGACGCCCTCGGCGGCCCGCGTCTCCCCTGCCGCATCTCCGATGAGATCAATGTGCATCTCGAACCGCACCTTGGACCCAGGGAAATAAAACGCGGCGGCGCGCCCGTAGGCGTCAAGATCGGAGATGCTTGTCCCGATCCCCTTGCACACCTCGTGCATGCAGTCTTTGAAGCTGCCGCCCTGCACGATGGCCTGGGCGAATTCCTCATCCTGCTCGGCAAAATTCAGCAGCGCGTCCATGGCGGCCTGCTTGATTGCGCCCTCCTTCATGCCGTTGATCCCCGGCAGCTCCTTGCGCAGCTTCTCCCGCGCCTCTTCCAAATAGCTCATAAAAACCTCCCATTTTGTCAGAAGAAACGCACGCCGCGCCGCCTCTCCCGTCATTGCGAGGAGCGCGGCGACGTGGCAATCCGTTCTTTTTCTCGGTAATTTTTGCTTGAATCCTAAAATTCTTCGGCTATAATGGGAGTACAGACACGTACTTCATACAGCCTCTTGCTTATCTGGGGAACTCCCGGACGCTCAGCTCAGCGTCCGGGAGTTTTCTTTTTCTCTGCGGCGATCAGGGCGTCCGCGATCTCGGCGAAAAGCCTCGGCCCTATCCCGCGCTTGCTGCAGATCTCGGTCGGCGTCATTTCCAGCACCTGCTCCACGGTCTCGATCCCGTTTCTGCGCAGGGCGTTTCTCGCCCGGTCGGAAAGCCCCAGCTCTTTGATCTTCATGCCTGCTGCCTCCCCTCCCGGCGCTCCTTCAAAAGCTCCTGCCGCGCCTTGCCCCGCAGGAAGCGGCGCACCCGCTGCGGCGTGACCTCGCCGCTGTCGAAATAGACGCCCTCAGCAATCAGCATGTCCGCCGCGATCCAGAGCGCCCGCTCGTTGATTTCCGCTTTGCTCAGCGGCTTCGTCCTGCTCATTGTCCGTCTCTTCCTTCCCGATCTGCACCTTGTACCGGGTGCAGTATCTTTTTTTGTGGCACCAGTCGCAAACCGCCGAGCCCTGAGAATAAGGCACCTCTTTATGCACCACATGGGCCGCGGTCATATCCCGCTCACAGCTCGGGCAGAGGTAGCGCTCCAGGATCTTAACCGCCATGACCCGCGCCTCCTTCTTTCTTGCCGTCCCCAGCCGCTTGCGGCGATTGGGGAAGGATGCTGACGCGCGGCGCGACATTCCCAGCTTCGCTGACCGCTTCAGCGGTGGAAGGGGTTTCCCTGTTCCAGCACTCCCAGCAGGTCTTCTTCTCATCGTCACCCGCCGCAGCATTGCAGCCGTCTTCCATCTTTTCGTATCCGAAATCACAGGGGCACATCCATGTCACGATCTTCCTCTCGTTCAGCCCCGCGTGCTCCTGCATCGCTTTTTCCAGCAAAGTCACGTATCCGCATCTCCTTTTCGTCAAATGGTATTGTTTTCAGGCATCCGCAGCTTTTGCGGTACCCGCTCTTGATTGCGTAGGCATGGGCGGCAAACTCCACCCCGCATCCGCAGCGGCACAGCCAGAGGACGGCCGTTTTCGTTCCCCTCGGCGAACGGTATGTCCCGTACCGGCGCAGCACCGTGAAATAGGGCCCGACAAAGCCGGTGAGATCTTCCGCTTTCCTTCCCGCTTTTCGTTTCGCTTCCAACTATCCCACCTCCCGTCATTGCGAGGAGCGCAGCGACGTGGGTTGCTGCCCTGTGGGTACAATCCGTTCTCTCCCGTTTGTGCACCACACCGGCCGCACCACCGGCCCGACGGTGCCGACGTTGAACACCTCCAGCGTCCGGCCGAAGCCCTGGATCGCGCCGCCGGTCGGCGCCTTATTCCCGCACCTTGCGGCCTTGACCCCGTGGGGCCTGTCCTCAAAGCGGAGAAAACCGCACCCGTCACACAGCTCCATCCTGCCGCACCTCAAGCCCGGCGACCACATCCGCAAGCCATGTCACATTCTCCGGCTCCATCCGGGAGGGCATGATGATCGCCTGCACGAACATCCCGTCCTTGTATACGATGTAGGGCGTCCCCGTTCCTGTGTGCCGCAGGCAAAGCCCCGGCTGCTCCGCGTCGCTTCCCGGGCGCAGTGCCTTTGTCGGGATGCAGATGATTTCCCCGTCCGGCGATATCAGCGGCAGGTCATCCACACCGTGCAGGATGAGTCTCCTGTCCAGCCAGTACAGCAGCTCCTTTTCTCCGGCGCTGTAATTGTCCGTTTCAAAGACTTCCGGCAGCTCTGCTTCCGCGATCTGCATTTTCGCAGCCTTTTCCGCTGAGATGTCGAAGATGACGCACAGCGTGTCCGTTGTCAGCTGTCCGAGGTTTTCGGGCAGCTTATAGATTGTCCCGCCTGTCCCGGCCCACTGGGTGCCGTCCTTGGCGTTGTAGAGCTTCATGACTTTGGCCTCATTGCACAGGCTCCCCAATGCCTTGAGCTTCAACTAAATTCCCTCCTTCTCCGTCATTGCGAGGCCAGTGCTCACACTGGCCGTGGCAATCCGTTTTCTTTCTGCTCCCCACCGTCCCGTTGGGGAACAGTTCGTATTTCGTCCGCCATCTCCAGACGGAGCTGACGCAGCAGCCCAGTTTCTCGGCGATCTCGCGGTCATTGAGCCCGGCGAGGTACAGATCCCGCGCCCACTCCCAGGAAAAGCTGGATTTTCCCCTGTCCGGGTTCGGGTCCACGTTCAATATCCTTCTCCGCCAGTTCTGTACGCTGCTGTAGCTCACCCCCACGGCGTCGGCGATCTCGTGGTCGGTGTACCCGGCGTGATAAAGCTTTTCGGCCTCTGTGTGCCAGTCCCTCCCCACAGCGCGCGTTTTGCGCGAGGTGCCGTCGGAGATGTAGCGCGGGCAGTTTTGCGGCTCCTGCTCCCTGGGCTTGAGACCCACGATACGGCAGTGCCCGGTCATGAACATATAGTTGCACTTGCCGCTCTGCATGGGATCGCTGCGGTTCCGGTAAATGCAGTCCGTGTGAGGGCATGTCCCCGCCTTTGGTTTCACGGGAGCACCTTCTCCCCGTCATTGCGAGGCCAGTGCTCACACTGGACGTGGCAATCCGTATCTTCTTTTCCGGTGACCGTCCGCATAACGGCCCGCAGTTCCCCGCCGACCTGGGAAAACTCGATCCCTCCGGCGGCGAGTGCCTGCTCTGCCAGCACGGCGGCGAGCTCCTTTTTCGCGTAGAGCGTCATCCTGGCGAGATCCGCCCCGCTCCGCCCGCCGAGGCTTACGATATAGCCGTCATCCAGCCTTGTGCTCGCCCGGCATGTCACATACCGCGCCACGCCCCGCCGATAGGCTATTGCTCCCGGCTCCGCCGGCGCGGCAGCGCCGTCATTGCGAACCAGCGCCGCGCGCTGGTGTGGCAATCCGTTTTCCTTCGGCTTCCCGCCCTTCTCCGCCCTTACCGCGCTCACCGTCACGGCGATCACGGCCAGCACGATCACCACAATCAACCAAAAATACCCGCACGTTGTCATATGTACCTCTCCTCTCTTACCCCGCCGCCCGCTCTGCGGCCTCTCTGTCCAGCCTCTTGCAGAGCCTGACGTACTGCTCCGGGTGCGCCGTGTAGTAGTCGCTCATGGTCTCGCTCAGGCGCTGGAGCTGCCGGCGGTGCCACTCGGCCCGTTCCTCTTCGGTGAGCTCTTCGACCGGGACGGTTCTTCCGTCCGGCATGAGCACATAGCACACGACTGTGATTTCCTTTCGTTTCCCGGCCAAAGTATCACCTCCACTCCGGTGTCTTGACCTTGTCAGTATGTAAGCTTACATACTGATTTCGTACTCATCACAGAGGAAACACGCGCAAACCTCGCAGATATGGCCTATGGTTTTCGGGTTTGAATACTGCGTTTTCACCAGGATGGTGGTCATTTTCTTTTTGAGCATCGCTTTTTTACAGATGATGCACTCGCCGACCCATTTGTCGTTTGCGACGCAGCCTCGTTCTTCGTCTACAAGTCTCATCTCTATCCTATGCCCGCCCGGCTTGGTCACTTTCCGGTGATCCGCCGGGCGGTCTCCCGGTCGGTGACGATGATCTTCCGATCCTCCAGATAGCCGACCGACTGAGGCATCGCGCCGAAAAGTCTGCCCCCGGCCTGCCGCCCCTCCGGATCTTCGCTGTTGTATCTCAGATAGCCGAGCAGCCGCGGCGAGCACAGCAGCACCCGCTCCTCCTCCGGGATCCCGCTTCCCGCGATCGCGGCCCGGATCTGCTCCGCAATGCCCTCCCGCTCAAGAATCAGGGTCTTTGAATTCGACATCGGCTGCACCTCTCAGCTTCTTTTCCCGCTCCTCTTCCAGCTCGAAGAGGTCCACCCGCAGCGCATTGAGCTGCCCGACCAGGAAAGCGATCTCGTCCCGGCTCAGATTCTTGTCGGTGAATTTGATACCGATCGACCCGATCTTCGACCGGACGCCCTCGATCGCATAATCAAGGCGCGTGATCTGCTTCATCACGGCCCGCGCCGTTTCCACCAGAGGACCGTCCTTGAGCTGGTCCACGCTCGTGATATCCTGCGGCCCGATCAGCTCCGGCCCGCTCTCGCCCCAGTCCAGGCGCACGTTCGTCTGGTCGCCCTCCGGCGCCCCCGGATCGATGCCGACCACCGGTGCGACAGGCTCCCCGGAAAAAGCGCTGACCTTTGGGAAAGGCGACTCGGCCGGAATAAATTTCGGTTCCCAGTGTTCGAGTGTCATGCAGCCTTTGCACGGATCGCCGATCGGCGGTACACCTCTATATTTGCAGGTAGCGCAGCTTTTTTCTTCTTCCATGTACTTCCCTCTCTTTCGTTCATTTTTCTGGCAGGCCGTGCAAAATCCGCAGTATTTCGGGCAGAATTTCCGTTTCCTGCGCATTTTTCGCCTCGCCCTTGAGGACCCGGAGCGCAAAGGCCTTCTCGGCCTCGACCAGGACCTCGCCCTCGCTCTTATCGGCCACCGCGTAAATGGCCCGCCTGATCTCCTGGTACAGACCTTCGCCGAAAAGCTGCCGGTATGGCTCCAGCACATCAAACACGGCGCCGATCGTCACCACGTTCCTCCGGTCAATCGGTTTTTCCATAAGCTTCTCCCTTCTTGCCTCCCGCCGGGTGCTGTGCTATCATGGCCCCGGAAAGGAGGTGAATCTGTTGAATTTTGATATTTCTCCGCCTGTTGTTACTATTCCGCGTATACCGCAGGCTGAAAGCTATGCAGATACTCAGTTCAAAATCATCAAAAGCTATGTCCAAGACTTCCAGGCCAAGCTCGATGCGGAGCATGATGTGGGCCTCCTGCTTACAAATTTCGGTCAGTCCGTTTTGATGGAGGTCACCAGCATCAGTTATGAGTTCCCTGTGCTGATGGTCTTTCGTGGATTTGTCAACGGGCAGCAGTCAACGCTGATCCAGCACGTTAGTCAGTTGAGTTTCCTGTTGACCTCAATCCCCAAGGCTCCGGACATACCGAAACGCCAGATCGGTTTCAGCGTTTCTCAGGAGGAGCAATAACCCACGTATCTCTCGTTTTTCGGCCCTGCATGGCGGCTTCGTTCTTTTCCTCTTCAAACTGAAAGAACACCGCCGCCTGGATTTCCGGCAGCCTTCGCAGCAGATCTGTGAGGGCTGCCACTTCTTTTCTCAATTCGCGTAGCTCTTCGAGGATTTCGTTTTCCCGTTCCATAAGCCTCTCCTTTCACGCCGCGCCCGCGGCCTTGTCCAGCCCCCGCTGGATCATGCTTGCCTCCCGTCCGGCGCTGTGCTATCATGAGCGCCGAAAGGAGGTAAAAATTTGGAAATCTACTTTGATAAGCAAAATTTGCGGATACTTACAGCAATCTACAGGAGCGGCGAGCGCGGCATCACCTGGCGGCAGCTGCAAAAGCGCTTTGGTGAGCGTGCCGATGATTATTTTTTGATGAATCTGAGCAGCGCTGGCTATACGGTCACACAGGATCAAAACGGTAATTGGATCGACTATCCTGACTCCCGCCCCTTACAGACAGATCCCGGTTTCCGCTCCTTTGCCACTGATCGCGGACGTGCATACCTTGAGGACCGTGTCTACAGTTTCCGCCGCTGGTTAATCCCCACGCTGATTTCAATATCCGCGCTGATTGTCAGCGTCATGTCATTAGCATTCGCACTGCTAAGAGGATGACCACCGCAATCTCTACTGCATGGATCGTCAGGCTCACGCGTACCATGGTGTCGAGCCTGTCGATCCATTTTTTTTGCACGTTGGTGTCCCAGTTGACATACTCAGCGCTGAACACCTTGACGCCGTTTACTTCTACACAAATCGGATCGCGGGGCTTTTCGTTTTCCTTCTCCATGTGCTTCTCCTTGGATCATGCTACCGTGCGGCTCAGCAGGTAATCTATCGAGCATCCGAAGATCTCAGACATTTTCTCAAGCGCTGCCTGCGGGATCTTCCCGTTCTTTTCCCAGTTGTATACCGTCTTCCTGGTAACGCCTAAGGATGCGGCGAGCTGCTCAAGCGTCATCTCGCGTTTTGCTCTCTCTGCCGCGATGTTGGGATATTTCATGTTGTCGCCTCCTTGTTTCGTGTTACCCGTTTCGGGTACATTCCGCATATTATACTCGTTTTGAGTATTTGTCAATTATTTAAATTACCCAAAATGAGTGCACTGTTTTTGTACGTCTTTCTCATTTTGGGAAATTCTTCTTGACTTTTTACCCGTTCTGTGTAATTATCTTCTTATCTCAAAGGAGAAGGTGCGTGTATGAACCGTTTAAAAGAAATGCGGGAAGCTCGCGGCCTGAATATGCGCGAAGCTGCCCGTTTGTTGAAAATGCCGTATACCACGTATGTTAACTATGAAAAAGGCGCGAGGGAACCCAACTCAGAAACTTTGATACAGTTGGCTGATTTCTATGATACAACCATCGATTACATGCTCGGGAAAACCGATGATCCGAACTCTGTAACGGTTTCCTCTTCCGACAACATCCTCCCCTTTCCAGCCATGAAAAGCGTCCCGCTCATCGGCACCATCGCCTGCGGGGAGCCGGTCCTTGCCGCCGAGAATATCGAGTGTGAGGTCGACATGCCGGAGCACGTCAAAGCGGACTTTGCCCTCCGCTGCAAGGGTGACAGCATGATCAACGCCCGCATCTATGACGGCGATATCGTCTACATCCGCCAGCAGCCCACCGTCGACGACGGCCAGATCGCCGCCGTCCTTGTGGATGACGAGGCCACGCTCAAGCGCGTCCACCTTTACCCCGATCATGTGGTGCTGGAGCCGGAAAACCCCCAGTACCGCCCGCTCTCCTTCTGGGAGTCCGACATGGAGCATGTCCGCATCCTCGGCAAAGCCGTAGCATTTACCAGTAATGTACGCTGACAGGAGCTGATTGTGATGGAAGATAACGCAAACCGGCAGCTCTCCATAAAGCTTTCCGGCGACGATTTTTATAATCCCGACGGCTCTTTGCGTCAGGATCACCTGAAGCAGGCTTATGACAACAGCTGTGCAGGCGATTGGGAACTGACGCCTTTTCAATACAGTGACAAAGAGACCTTCGCCGTCCTCTATAATGGCAACTGCATCGGCACGGTCCCCCAGAGCCGATATGAGGAACTGCGCGCCATTCTTGACAAGATCACCCATCTGAGCGTGAGCGTCCGGGAATACATCCCGGATCACGGCCGCGCGGCAGAGCCTTCCGCGGCGAAGCATTATCAGGCGTATCTGTCTGTAGACTATAAAGCGGAGGTTTCGGCTTCCTTTTCCCCTCCCGCGCCTGCGGCTTATTCTCCCTCGCGGCAATCTTCGGAACAGTCTTTGGAAGAATTATTTGCCTCCCAGGAAAAGCAGCTTGCTTGGCTTGAGCAGCAGCGCAAGACGCTCACCTTCGCCTCTCCTGAGGAAGAGGCTGATGCCGACCGTCGCCTTGCTGATTTGAAAAGAAGCCATGCTGAAACAGTCGCCCAATATCGCAAACTGCAAGCCGCCCGCGCTCAGAAAGCCGGTAATTCTTCCCCCGCGGCAGCTCCCCAGGCTCCCGCGCCCCGGAAGTTCGGTCATGACTGGCTGACGCCCCTGATCGGCATCCTGATCTTGGCCGCCGCGATTGCCGTCAGCGCCTTCAGCAGGAAAGCACCCGAGCCTCCCACGCCGCTGCCCGTCGTCACCTCCGACACGCAGCTTTTGAGCGTGGATCAGATCCATCTGCATTTCCGCGATCAGCTTAACTATGCTACCAATGGGAACTCTGCCCTTGACGTCGATAAAGACGCCCTGACCGTCACCGCCGATCTCTGGGAGCCCAGCCTTACCCCCGATGCCCTCAATACGGCCCTCCACGACCGGGATGCTTTGAACACCTGGCACGACAATGTTTCCCAGATCGTCAACATCTCCGGCAGCATGCAGGACTATATCTCCAATCATGGCCATGGTGAGTATGCTGTTACTGTCCGTCTTGTCAACTGCGAAGATCTCGGTCAGGTCTTCGCCGTCGCCGAGCGCGGCGCCCTTGTGTATGACGTGGTGGAGGACACCCCGCCCGGCGGCGAGATCCCCGACCCCACCAAGCGCGTCCGCTCCACTGATACCTCGGAGACCTATGGAAACTATGTCCTGAACCTCTACAGCAAGGTGATCCACACGACAGACTGCCAGTATGCCCCGCAGCTCTTCGAGCACTGGCGCTCTGAGTATAACGGCATGTATGACGAGCTCATCGCCGGCGGCTACCGCCCCTGTAAGATCTGTAATCCCGGCAGCAATTAAAAAAAGCCCGGATGCTCTCACATCCGGGGTGCGTGATATCATGATATTATCGGAGGTGACCGCCCATGAAAACCGCCGCGGCCTATGTTCGCGTGTCCACCGAGCGCCAGGACGAATACTCCCTTGACTCCCAGCTCAAGCTGATCCGGGACTATGCCGCCGCCCACGACATGGACGTGCCGCAGGAGTTTGTCTTTGTGGAGGACGGTGTCTCCGGCCGGAGCGTCAAAAAGCGCCCTGCCTTCCAGCGCATGATCGCGCTGGCCAAAGACAAGGCGCACCCGTTTGATTGTATTCTGGTCTGGAAATATAGCCGCTTTGCGAGGAACCAGGAGGAGAGCATCGTCTACAAGTCCATGCTCTCGAAGCTCGGCGTGGATGTGATATCAATCTCCGAGCCGCTGGATGATTCTCCCTTCGGCAGTCTGATCGAGCGCATCATCGAATGGATGGATGAGTTTTACAGCATCCGCCTCGCCGGTGAGGTCAAGCGCGGCATGGCCGAGAAGGTCAGCCGGGCGGAGATCGTCACCGTCCCCGCCTTCGGCTACGACGTCCATGGCAAAACCTATGTCCCCAATGAGCACGCCGACACCGTGCGGCAGATCTTCGCCGATTACCTCTCGGGCAAAGGCATCACGACCATCACGCGTGAGCTCACCGCCGCCGGCGTCCGCACCCGGCGCGGCTCCGTCCCGTCAAACCGCTGGATCCGGTACATGCTGCGCAATCCGGTGTACATCGGAAAATTCCGATGGAGCCGTGACGGGAAGATCGACTATGTGCACGGCGGCGAGGTTGACAACGACAGCGCGGTCCTGATCGACGGCGGCTTTGAGCCCATTATCGACGCCGCCACCTTCGAGGCCGTGCAGAAGAAGCTCGAGCGCCGCGCCTCGGCTCTCCCCTACACCCGGCACGATCAGGAAGTCGACTGGATGCTCAAGGGCTTGGTGCGCTGCTCCAACTGCGGCAGCACGCTCACCTATGCGGCCCTGTCCTGCCCGTCCATGCAGTGCTACAAATACGCGCACGGCTCCTGCACGGTTTCCCACTCTCTGAGCATCCGCAAAGCAAACCGCCTTGTGATCGCGGGCCTTGAAAACTGTGTTGCCTCCGGCGTCTTCCCGCTCGCACCTCAAATGATCAAAAAGCCGGGCGGCCCGGACTATGACCATCTGATCGCGGTGGAGGAGCTGAAGCTACGCCGCATCCTGGAAGCCTATGAGGCCGGTGTCGACACGCTGGAGGAATACGCCCGGAAGAAAGCACGGCTCACCGCCGGCATTGAGGATCTGCGCGCAAAGCAGGCCGCCGCCCGCTCAGAGGCCGAGGCTGCTGCCGTCACCCCCGCCGACATGCGCCGCCGCGTGGATGAGGTGCTTGGCATCATCAAGGACCCCGCTGCCACCGAGGCCGAAAAAAGCGCCGCCCTCCGCTCCATCCTCTCCCATATCGTCTACGACAAACCCCACGCCCAGCTCCAATTATTTTTTGCATTCTGATATTATCGCTTTTTGCAATCTGGTGGCCCTGACGGTGAGCTTGGTGCATCTCTGCGCTATTTGAGTCAGCGCTACTCCACGCCCTACCCCGAGCTCAAAGGCTTGCTGACTGACATCGGCACGGAGGAACTGGGACACCTGGAGATGATCGGTGCCGTGGTGCATCAGCTCACCCGTGACCTGACAGTAGATGAAGTAAAGAAGGCCGGCTTCGACGCCTACTTTGTCGACCATACAGCCGGTGTCTATCCCACGGCAGCATCCGGTTTCCCGTGGAGTGCCGGATCTATGCAGGTCAAGGGAGACGTCATCGCCGATCTGAGCGAGGATCTCGCCGCCGAGCAGAAGGCCCGTGTCACCTACGACAATATTCTGCGCCTGTCGGATGATCCTGATGTCAACAACGTCATGCGTTATCTGCGCGAGCGCGAGGTCGTTCATTATCAGCGCTTTGGGGAGGCACTGCGGTTGGCAACGGATAGACTGAACGAGAAGAACTTTTATGCCGTGAATCCGGCATTTGACCGATAA